CAATACACTGATCCCCCTTCTCTTAGAGAATTATGATCAGCGTCCTTAAGTTGTCAAGCTTAAGGCAGGACTCTTGGTTACTCGAGTTAGTAATTAAGCATTTCAGGGAATTGTTGTAACAATTCTAACTGTTGATTAATTACTGACCCTAAAGAACTTGCGTTCCGTGAGACTATGTAACTACCTTTATCTATAATTGATTTATCAGTTACAGGTAAAGATAAATTACGTAGTCTAACAGATCACAAGACGTCACCAGGACGTTCGAGAGTTCTCAGATAAGATGATAATCTTACATACTCATCATATACTGCTTGCTGAGCAAGTGGCATAGGAGTATTTAAGAATCTCAAATATTCTGAAAAACTCTCGTCAGAATCTGCTAATTCTTTCTGTTCCAACATAAATTGTTTATTTAGTTTTAAAGATAAATTCCATAAAGGAATATCTTCAACACTAAAGTTAAACATTGTTGATAACTTACTAGAGTTAGCGAATAGAGCCATAGCACAAGACATAAGTATATTATTACTTATTTCAAGTGATATGGTAGGTAAATTATAGTTGTTTCACCTGATGATGTTATTAATAAGATCATCAGCCGGAACAATATCGTTTACCGTGTCTAACACAGATTTCGTTAATCTTGACTTTGGTACTACCTTATTTTTAAGGTAATCCCTACGTCAAGATTTACAAATTCTGAAGAATTCTGACACACTTGACACAAGATCATGACTAATAAACCTACCGTTTCTCTGTAATTCTCAGAGTAAAGTAGTCATCATTTCTGGTGACTTACTACACTCTTTAATTGCTGAGAAAGGGAAAGGTGTTATTTCAGAGCCTTTGTAGAATATTCTCTTAGCAAACTCATAAAAGTTTGAACTTGAATGAGTTTTTGCTAGGGAGTATTCTACACCAAGTCTCTTTAATCATACCTTGTACAAATTCGCAACTTCTGTGTCACATATTACTATATCGTCTCCTAATAAACAATAAGGAAGAGTTTTTCAATTCTTACTTAAAGTTTTACAGCAGACATATATTAAAAAGTGATGCGTTAATGCAAAAGAATTAAATGACGAGTAGGCTCCCATTGGATTACCAGTAGCATAATAAATAGATTTTCTCTCTTTATTAGGCATGGTAATATCAAAGGGATAACCTACCATCACATCTTTTCAAGCATTAACATAAGAGATTGGGAATTTTCAGGATAATAAATTAAATATTAGGTCAATTGGAAATCTATCCGTAGCATTCGATAAATCGATACTATGGTATACTTTCTGATTTGCTAATAATTTAACGA